AGGTAAAATCATTGGTGATGCGTTTAGAGCTGTAGGAGATACAGGAGTAGTGATGATGGAACAATCAGCTGAAGCTGAAACAGTTGTTGAAATAGTTGATGGAGTTCAATACGATAAAGGTATGACTAATCAACACTTTATGACTGATCATGTTAAGAGAACAGCAGAGTTAAAAGACGCTGCGGTACTTCTTGTTGAATCGCCTGTTGAAAACGTAAGACAAATACAGTCTGTTTTAGAGTATGTTATTAAAAACGACAAACCTCTATTGATTATTGCAGATGTAGAACCATCAGTTGTTTCTACGCTAGCTATGAACAAGACTAAAGGTAATATCAAAGTAAACATTGTAAATGCACCTACTTTTGGTATTAATAAAAGAGAAATGCTAGATGATCTAGCTTTATTAACAGGAGCAACTGTTATAAACGAAGATCTTGGTGATGATATGGATTTAATCCAACCAGAACTTCTAGGTAATTGTATTAGATCAGTAACAACTGAAAAAGATACTATTATACAGGTCGAGGATTCATCAGAAGAGATTCTAGAGATCATAGAGCATATTAAAGAAGATTTATCAACCACACAGAACCCAGGAGCGGTAATACGCTTAGAAAAGAGATTAGCTAGATTATCAGCTAAGATCGCAGTGGTTAAAGTTGGTGCTAATTCTGATATAGAGTTAAAAGAAAAAACAGATCGAGTAGAAGACGCTATATGCGCTACTAAAGCTGCGATTAAAGAAGGTATTGTTCCAGGAGGTGGAATTGCACTACTAAACGCTTCACAAAATATAGTTGCTAAGTCAGCTGCAGAAGAAGTGCTACTAGAAGCAATTAGAGCACCTTTTAAGACAATATTAGATAATGCTGGTATATTAGAATACGAGTTACCAAAAAGTAAGGGTAGAGGTCTTAATGTGGTTACAGGTAATATGGTGAATATGATTAAGCAAGGAATTATAGATCCTCTACTTGTTACTAAAAGTGCACTTCGTAACGCAGCTTCAGTAGCTACAACGATTTTATCAACTGATTGTGTAATCAATAACTTGAGAATCGATGAAGGCAATAGGTAATAACATAATTATAACGCCTGTAAAAGTTACGGGCGATAAAACTAAAGGTGGTTTACTTTTAGTTAAAAAAGATAGAGAAGATATAAGATACATTAAAGCTGTTATTAATTCTGTTAGTGACGAAGTAAAAGCTTTAAAAGAAGGCGATGAAATCTATTATGATAAACATGCTGGACATATTATAGAATTTGATAAAGATCAATACACTGTTATTAAAATACAGGATATTGTAGTTGTTTTGTGAGAAAACTAGAAGCTAGTGACATTAGGGACTTAAACCTACTTAAACACTATCGAATAGTTAGAAGATGGGCTTGTAGAAATAACAAGCTTAATGATGCTGATTTAGAGTTGCTTATATACTTTGATTGCATGGGAATGTTCACTAAACAAGATTTTAAAATCGGTACATACGCTTACAGTTGGGATAACAGACGCTGGAACAAGTTGATAAAAGACGGTTGGGTAGTAGTTTTTAGAAACTACAATAGGACAACACAAAAATATAACATCTACAAAGTTTCATTAAAGTGTAAACAACTAATAGCGAGAATGTATCGTATTATGCTTGGTGATGAAGACATCCCAACTAGTTCTAGAAATAGTATAATGAAAGGTAAAACATATACGGATAAAGTATTAATTACAGCAATAAAAAACGTAAACAACGACAAAAATAGATAATATGAAATCAAAGTCACCACTTAACGCTTATAAGTACAATATGACTGGGGCTTACGCTAACCCTCAGACAGTTATACAGCCTATACTTGGAGCTGAAGTTGCTAAATCCGTTATAGGTGCCGCTTCAAAACTAGGCAGTCAATTGATAACCAAAGAAGTTGGTAGTAAAGCCGCTAAGCAAGCGTTAGCATCAAAAACCTTTTCAGATATGGCAAAGTCTGGCCAGGAGGAATCAAATAAAATTCAACACTCTAAAGTAGGAGGAGAAGGTATATTTAAAAATGATTCATCTTTAAAAGGAATGATAGGTGCTGGAAAGCCAGAAATAGGTAAGTTTAGCTTTTTAACCTCTGGTGAAAATTTAATAACTTTGAAAGGATCACCAGTTAAACATAATACTGGAGCTGCAGAAGCTGGCGAATTGGCTGCCAGGCAAAACAATCCCTTTGCGCGGATGCTTAAATCTAATAATGTGCAACAAAAGCTCGACGCAGCTAAAAGTCAACCAAGAAATTCAGATTTTTTTGTTGGCGGAACACCGGGTATTGGTCAACGAATTGATCGATTGAAGTCTCAGCAAAGAGCAGCTAAAAGCCAACAAAGTGGTAGTGGAATTTTTGGCACTATAGCGCAAGCAGCAAGCCAAGGCGGATCAGTGGTTGGATCAATTGGTCAACAAATGGGTAATAAAGCTCAGCAAGGAGCACCTGATGCAGGTGGATCTACTGGTGTAGACCCGTTTTTACCTCCACCAAATCAAGTTGCTGAAACTGGATCTTATGGCGGCGGCGGAGACAGAATCCTTGAAATGGATTCAAACCCAGTTGGTAATCAGTCAATTGGTAGAGATACCGATGTAGCTTCTCAATTATTTGGAAGCGGCCAGAGAGCGTCTATGTTAGCCATGAAAGGTACACCTTTACACACAGAAGGTCATGGAGGAGCAAAAGGTCATACCCACGCAAAGCCGGGTGATTATTTAGATCAAACAGTAGCAGAAAACATGGGTGTAAATGATATAGAAGATTACAAACCAATACAAAAATTCAAAGGAGGACAGATAGTAGTTAATTCAAAAAAGAAAGATACTATATTTTCACAAGGCAGTACTTTTGTAAATCCAAAACAAATGGAAGGAATAACACTATCTTCAGAAGGAACTCCTCCATACAAACCCGTTTATATAAATAAAAAATCTAAATAAAACAATAAATTATGGACAAAAGAAAAACAATCATAAGTAGACACGAGCTAGACGGAAGAGTTGGCGAAAGCGCTATCTGGGATGGGCCACTAAGTAAAGAAGGTTTTCCAATGGGTAAGGGTAGTAGTTCAGGAATCACAGGTATGGAAGTATCTAAATACCCGTGTAGCTATAGTGATGCACCTATAACTCAAAGAGCAAAAGGAAAATAGAAATGGCAACAGGAGATATTAAATTACTGGTAGCCAACGCATTAACATTAGCGATAAGCATGACGCATATAGAAGTAACTTTAAAAGTTATTCTGCTACTTATAAGTATCGGATACACAGTAACAAAGTGGGTAAAACTTAAAGAAAAGAAGTAATAATTATAACATGGGATACGCGCAACCAGGATCACCTTTCTTAAAGGTAAGAAAAACTACTAAAGGTAAAGGTAGAAACTTTAGAACAACAGAAGAAGGTGCTGGTATGACGAGCGCTGGTGTTAGTAAATATAAAAAAGAAAATCCAGGTAGTAAGTTAAAGACTGCTGTAACTGGAGATGTAAAACCAGGAAGCAAAGACGCTAAACGTCGTAAATCTTTCTGTGCTAGATCAAAAGGTTGGACCGGTGAAAGAGGTAAAGCCGCTAGAAGAAGATGGAAATGCTAAACAAACATAATTAAAATGGAAAAAGGACATTACGGTGATTACACCGGAAACACAAGATACTCAAGAAAAGAAGAAATGATTCATGATCGTGAATTAATCTATGACGCTAAGAAACAACTTCATAAAGCGGATCAAGATTATAAGCATGATACACCTGCTAAATATGGAACGCCATTAGAGAACTCAGGATTAGGTCCTAAAACAGCTGGTTCAGGCTTATACATGAGAGCTTGCGGTTATAAAAAGTAAAAAATGAAATCACAAGGATTAGGAGATAGTATAGAAAAATTCACTAAAGCTACAGGTATTAAAACGTTTGTAGATAAGGTATCTGATGGTCTTAATATACCTTGCGGTTGTCAAGAAAGAAAAGAAAAATTAAACGAAGTTTTTCCTTATAAACAATAAATATGGCTTTTAAAATGAATGGTGCTCCATACGTTGGTAATGATACTCCTATATACCGTGTAGATATGGAAGATGGTGTGTTAGGTAAAGCTAATAACAATGGCACTATAATCATTAACAAGGATATTAAAGACCCTAAACAAATAGATGATGTTATTGAGCATGAAAAGGTTCATATAGATCAAATGAAAAGAGGTGATCTTGATTATGATGATAAGTATGTGTATTGGAAAGGTAAAAAATACTCTAGAGCTAAAATTAAAGAAGGTGCTAAAGATCTTCCTTGGGAAAAAGAAGCATACACTAAAACTAAAAAATAAATACTATGAAAACATTCATGTCAGATAAATCGCATGCTTCAAACTTATTAAAATACAACGCTGTAGATGATAAGTCAAGCGCATTAAACTATAATGGTAAAAAAAAATACGATGAGTTTGGAACAGAGATTCCAAAAGGTTTCACAGTAGATTCCACAACTGGAAAAGCAATGGGAGACGCTGCAGGAGTAACCGGTACAATGAGAACAGTAAACACTGGATACCAAACAAATAGACCAACTTTTAATGATGGAAGTAATATTCCTAAAAAGCCAGGCGAAAACATAGGTGGCGGCGGACTTGTAATTAGCTCAACTGGAAAAGGTAAAAAAACTATACAGAAAGTTCGCAAATTATTCACTTCATAGACAATGTGGAAAGTACTACTAGGTCTTTTAAAGGGAGGTGAAGGTAGGAAGTCTGTAGCAGGAGGTTTAGCTTGGGAGATAAGAGAAGCAATTAAAGGGAAAGAATTAGATCCTGAAAAATTAATAGAACTTCAAACCAAAATAAATCTAGCTGAAGCTTCACATCGAACATTATTTGTTGCCGGGTGGAGACCTTTTATAGGTTGGATATGTGGATTTGCATTAGCTTACAATTTTGTTATACGTGATTTATTTATATGGATAACAAAAACAACAGATGCACCACCACCGTTACAAATGGAACATTTAATGACAGTGCTGCTAGGAATGCTCGGGCTTGGCGGATTAAGGACATACGAGAAAATAAAAGATAAAGTAAAATAATTAAATTAAATCAAATGAAAAAAGTAGAAAGTAAAGAAGTAAGTAAAATTACAGACGAGCAATTAGAAGTAATTACAAACCACCAGAAAGACTTAAATAAGTCTTTAACTAATATTGGCTATGTTGAAACTCAAAAACATAGTTTATTACACGAGTATGCTGGTCTTGTTGATGATATTGAAAAGTACAAAAAAGAACTAGAAGATATCTATGGTGCCATCAATATAAACATTGAAGATGGTACTTTCACTGAGATTGAAAAAGAGTAATGACCAGTAACATTATAAGAAAAATAAGTATAGGTTCTGATTATAAGAACGAAGCTATGCATTACGCTGTAGGTCAACAGGTTTACGGCGGTCACACTATTTCTGATATATTATTTCAGGATGGGGACGACTCTTATAATATATATATAAAAAAGCACGATGAAATTCTTCCTTGGAAGAAGTTTAATAGCAATATGGCGATATCTGTTGAATACGATTTAGAGTATTAATGAACAGTGTTTACCAGTTCATAATTAAACCTATAGGCAAAAGATACAATAACGAGTTAAGTATTGGTGATAAAAAGCTAATAATTAACTCTAGTATCGCTAGCCATAAGTTTGTTAATAGAGAAGCGGAAATAATTGCCGTACCTTTAGCGTTTGAAACAGAACTAAAGAAAGGTGACAAAGTTATAGTGCATCACAATATATTTAGAAGATACTACAATCAAAAAGGTAAATCTGTAAACAGTGGGAAGTATTTTAAAGAAGATATGTACTTCGCCTCTGAAGATCAGATATACATGAAAAAAGTAGGTGACGACTGGAAGACGTTAAAACAATATTGTTTCGTTAAGCCAGTTGTTGATAAGGATGGCTCTAGTTTAAGAAAGCTAAAAGAATGTGTTGGTATAGTAAAATACGGAAACAGTGTCTTAGAAGCTCTTAAAATAAATGAAGGCGATTTGGTTGGATTTAAGAAAAACAGAGAATTTGAGTTTTTAATTAATGACCAGGTTGTATACTGCATGGAACCCAATGACATTTTAATTAAATATGAAAATAAAAGAAACGAAACTGAATATAATCCAAGCTGGGCAAATAGCAGTTGAAGAACTTATAAAGGTAGCAAAAGAAAAGATCGTTGACTCAGAAGATGATATCTCTGCTGACAGACTTAAAAACGCTGCCGCTACAAAGAAACTTGCTATATTCGATGCTTTTGAAATATTAGCTAGAATAGAGTCGGAAGAAGATCTTTTAAATGATAAACCAAAAGCTAGCGCTGTTAAAGCTGAAGAGTTTAGGGGTTTTGCAGAAGGAAGATCTAGATAATGTACAAGCAAGATCTATACCATATAGTAGAAGACCATATAAAGCCAAACGTTCTAAGTAGAATGAATAGGCTTAAGAAATGGGAATACGGATATAATAAAGAGCATGACATAGTTGTCATAAGCAAAACAGGACAAATAGGAGAGATATATAGTATACAAAATCTATTAATAGCTCTTCCATTGGCTGAAGACGTGTACAAGTGTTCTAAGAAGAAAGAAGAACAGCGTTGGAAAGTTTTAGAATATCCATCTGAATTAAATAAAATAAAAACAGTTTATGATTGGAACGAAAGACCAGTCGAGTTTAAAGAAAAATGGTACGAGTACATTAACAAGGAGTTTGTTCGTCGTGAAGAAGGCTATTGGTTCTATAGCAACGGTGTTCCTACTTATATTACTGGTTCTCAGTATATGTACTTGCAGTGGACTAAAATTGACGTGGGGTCAGCAGATTTTCGCGAGTCAAACAGGTTATTCTACATATTCTGGGAGGCTTGTAAATCGGACAGTAGGTGTTACGGAATGTGCTATCTTAAGAACAGACGGTCTGGATTTAGTTTCATGGCATCATCCGACACGGTTAACCAGGCAACAATTTCAAGAGATGCTAGGTTTGGAATACTCTCCAAGTCTGGAGCTGATGCTAAGAAAATGTTCACTGATAAAGTTGTACCCATATCAATCAATTACCCCTTCTTTTTTAAACCAATACAGGACGGGATGGAACGTCCAAAGACAGAATTATCATACAAGGTACCTTCGAAAAGGCTCACGCGTAATTCAATTAAAGAAACAACGGAAGACTTACAGGCGGGTCTTGACACCACGATCGACTGGAAGAACACAGGGGACAACTCCTATGATGGAGAGAAACTCAAGCTCCTCGTCCACGATGAATCGGGTAAATGGGAGAGACCAGACAACATCCTCAACAACTGGAGGGTTACGAAAACAACGTTAAGATTAGGTAGAAAAATAGTAGGTAAATGCATGATGGGATCTACTTCAAACGCATTAGATAAAGGTGGATCAAATTTTAAAAAACTATACGAGTCTTCGGACGTCACAAAAAGAAACCGCAACGGACAGACTAGCTCAGGATTATATAGTTTGTTTGTACCTATGGAATGGAATTACGAAGGATACATTGATTCTTATGGAGTACCTGTATTCGACACTCCAAAAAAACCAATCAAAGGTATAGATGGTGAGGATATAGATATAGGAGTTATATCACATTGGGAAAATGAAGTAGATGGACTACATGATGACCAAGATGGTTTAAACGAATACTATAGACAGTTTCCAAGAACAGAGAAGCACGCTTTTAGAGATGAAGCTAAAGAATCTTTGTTTAATCTAGGTAAAATATACGAGCAGATAGATTATAATGAAGATTTACGTAATACTAATGTTGTTACACAGGGTAATTTTCAGTGGGAAGGTGGGATTAAAGATACTAGAGTACTGTTCGTGCCTAGCAAAAGTGGAAGATTTTTCGTTAGCTGGGTTCCTCCAGTTACACTGCAAAATAGATACAATATAAAAAATAACGTTAAATATCCTGGTAATGAGCACTGTGGAGCCTTTGGATGCGATAGTTATGATATATCCGGTACAGTTGATGGTAAGGGTTCTAAAGGATCTCTTCATGGTTTAACTAAGTTTTCAATGGAAGATGTGCCACCTAACTTATTTTTCTTAGAGTATATAGCTAGACCACAGACAGCTGATATATTTTTTGAAGATGTTTTAATGGCATTAGTTTTTTACGGTATGCCTATACTGGCGGAGAACAACAAACCTAGACTATTATATTATATGAAAAGAAGAGGTTACAGAGGTTACTCTATGAATAGACCTGATAAGGTTATACATAAGTTATCTGTAACGGAAAGAGAGATAGGTGGAATACCTAATTCAAGTGAAGACATAAAGCAAGCTCACGCGGCAGCTATAGAGGATTATATAGAAAACCACGTTGGTTTATTAAACGAAGGTTATGGTGATATGTACTTTCAAAGAACTTTAGAGGATTGGGCAAAATTCAATATAAACAATAGAACTAAACATGATGCTTCTATAAGCTCTGGTTTAGCCATGATGGCTTGCAATAAACATAGATACACACCTGTTGCTAAGAGAGTTGTATCTCAAGTGTCATTAGGTTTTAGAAAATATAATAATACAGGTGAAAATTCAAAAATAATATAATAAATGGTCTATACTAATAATAATAGCATCTTTCCAGATCAGGTGGTACCTGAAGAAGAAAAGAAATCATTTGAATATGGTTTAGCTGTTGGAAACGCTATTGAACAAGAGTGGTTTAGAAATAACAGTGGACAGAATAGGTTTTCCTATAATTTCCAGAACTTCAATAGACTGAGATTGTACGCTAGAGGAGAGCAGCCTGTACAAAAATATAAAGATGAATTATCAAATAACGGTGACTTATCTTACTTAAATTTAGACTGGAAGCCAATTCCTGTTTTATCTAAATTCGTTGACATAGTAGTTAATGGTATGACAGAAAAAGGATATGAATTGAATTCATTTGCTTCTGATCCATTTGCATTAAAACAACGTACCGACTTCGCTTCTAACGCGATGCGTGATATAAAAAACAAAGCAGCTATAGACCAACTGTCTCAAGCTACTGGTCAAAACTTTTTTGCGTCCACAGATCCAGATAATCTTCCTAAAGACAAAAACGAATTAGATTTATTCATGCAGCTTAATTATAAGCAAAGCATAGAGATAGCAGAGGAAGAGGTTATAAATAACGTATTAGATGCTAATAAGTTTGATGAGACTAAAAAACGTTTAGCTTATGATCTAACTGTATTAGGTA